GTCGCAACTACACCCGTCAGGGCAACAACAACTGTGTTTTCCCCTAATGACGCAAACGGGGCCTGTGCATATGCGGAGATACCAAACATGGTCTACGGCTTACGCCGCCTCCGCTTAGGTTGTTGCCAGACGCAGTAACGCGGTTGATGTGGTGTTGGCTGGCATCGTTAAAGTGAACGTGCCCGCAGTAATGGTCTGACTACCAAAGGTATGAACAGAAACCGCTTTATTACTCTGCGAAGAGTTATAAATTAACACTGCATCAAACGCTGTGGCTAAAGTCACCGAGGTGTAAGTCAAGCTGGCAGAAGGAGTAAAAAACGCTACGCCCGCAGTAGTAGATGCGTTGGTCGCTGTAGGAGGAGTTGCAGCCGTGACCGCTATACCTCCTGCGGTGTACCCAGCACCAGAGACTTCTCCAGTTGCCGAATATGCCGTAGTAGATGCGTCGTAAGTAGCAGATGCCAAATACAAAGCCGCTTTAAAAGTGTCGGCTGCGGATGTGCCACGGGTCGGCGCAGTGCCAAAGTTATGTGTTGCTGTAAGCAGCTCGCCCATAAACGAGGTTGTCATTGATTGAGTATTTGCCATGATGTTTCCTTTATCCGATTGATTCTGTTTCGCCACCAATGAACGCGGGCGACTTCTTCAAAGTTACATGGGCAGAACGGTGAACAAGCTCACCCTCTAACCAGTACTCAACCCATGTTGTGAGTTCATTGTCATTATCCACTTTGCCGTTCCGCTTTTCAAGCAGAGAATCGTCCATGTCGCCTTTTGTTGTGGTTACAAGCATATTGATCCTTATGAAATTCGCACAATTGCGCCGGAAGCGTCTGCGGCTGGGAAAGTGATTAAAAACGTAGCATTGGTTGTAGTCTTATCTGCGCCAAAGTCCAACACCGCCACGGACTTGTTACCCTGTGTACTGTTGTAGATCAGAGCGCCGCGAGCCGTAATAGTTGAACTTGCCCAAGATGTATTGGAGAAACCGATGAACGCAGTGGGAATGTTTGCGTTGTTGTTACCCGAGGTGGGGCTGGTCGAAATAACCAGTGTATTGCCGCCAGCCGTGTAGCCCGTCCCAACCACTTCGTTGGTCGCGGTATATGCAGTCGTAGCGGGGCCAATATCTGCTGCCGCTGTGTACAAGGCAACCTTAAAAGTGTCTGGCGTTGTTGGGCCAAAGTTGTGAACCGCCTGAAGCAGTTCTACCTTAAAGCTGGTTGTGGATGTCTGAGCTATGGTCATGTGATTGCAATCCTAACCTGCCCAGTTCTATAACTGTCAGTTCTTTCCATGCCGTCTCCAAGACGTTTAGCAAGGGCAAGTGCCTCATTGTACTTAGTGTTGTACAAAGTAACCAAGTCAGCCTCGCTCTTCATGTACGTCATAGCCTCAACCAGCGCACCGTAGAGAAGTACTGTATCGAAGTTGTCGCCCAGCCATGTCTGTCCAGAGGCAACGGTTGTAATCGACTCGGGATAGTAGTAATAGTGCAATTCAACGTAGTACGCTGCATCAGGCGTTGGGCCGAGAATAATTGATAGCTCGTTTGTAATTGCTGAACTGACGATTGTTGGGCCAAACAAAGCGTAGTATTTTGGCTCGCCCGTAGAATTTGGAGTTGGGTACGCCTGACGGATAAAGTTTGCGTCCTTGTTGAGTAAATACTCAAACGTGCCAGTATCTAAATTTCCGCCAGTAACACCTGTTACCAAAGCCAACGAGTAAACAGCCAAGAAGTCGTCTGGTAGAGACACGTACTTGTTGTTGGCCGTTATCAATGAGTACTGATTCTTTCGGATCGACGGGAACTGCACCGAGTTGTAAATGCGCTGCTCGGCCTGCTCAATCAGAGTGTTAATCTGAGTTGTGCTGGACACGGTAGTGTTGTCCGCCAGATATGTAGCTGGGAACTGATTCTCCGTGTACGACTGAATAGCCGCTACAAGCTCGGTGTACGTCATGTTTTACGCCATTGGGCCACGAGCCATCAAGCCCTTGGTAGCTGCGCCTGTACCACGGATTTTGATGCCCGAGGTTTTGATTGGCTGCTCACCGGCAGACTTGCTAATAGCACCAATGCTCACGTTGTAGGTGTCCAATTTGCTATGGTTTGGCATCCTGCCCGGGGCAGCTTCCACAACGACGGATTTACCGGTCATGGTGTGTGGCTCAGCATAGACGCTGGCATCACCAACTTCTTTGCCGCCGATCTTTTTGCTGAATTTAGCCATGATCAACCTTTCCGACCAGATGACTTCTGGTTTGCTACTTTAGCCAAACCACGGCCCATCTTGAGCATGTCAGCGTTGGTCTTGCCGCCCGCACGCATTTTGGTCGGCTTTTGGCCGGGGTGCATATTTGCTTCGTGCTTTCGTACTGCTTTCTTTGCGTCCATTTTTCACTCCTTAAGTTGTTACAGGAAATTTATTTGCTTTTCTGCGGTTGTCCCATGCGGGAATTACTTGTAGATTATGCGGGACGTGAAGCCCAGAAACAAGCGCTCCGTGCAACGGTACTATGTGGTCTACATGCCACGAAAAACCTAACATTTTTGTGCGCTGCACTGCCAAGGCATGCGCCTCTTCCATGATCCAAAAGTCATCTACAGTCAGCCAAGACGGAGTGCGTTTTACTTTGGCGGCTCGGTGTTTACTTGCATGCGCTCGTAACTGGGGGCGATGTGTGTCGGCGTAATTTTTGTCGCAATTTTTTCTGGTTTCTGGGTTGGCAGTCCAAAATGCGTTTATACGGGCTTTCTCGCGTGCTCGGTACGCCTCATTTTGCGCCTGCTTGTGATACTTAGCTTTCATACTCTCCTTATGGCAAACTTTACACCACCAAAATAACCCGTCTTTTGCTGTAGGCTTTTTGTAAAAATCAGTTTTTGGTTTTTCTAGTTTACAGCAATTACAGGTTTTCATGCTACCCCCACCACAACTGTACCAATTTGTACGCCTAAAGCCAATAGATTTGGCGTCAGCGCATCATCAAAAAACCTAGATCCACCCACTGGGTACCAGCCCCATTGTATGTTTCTACTTCCCTCACCTTGGTATCCATCTGCCAACAACCCAGAAGCCACGTAGCTACGGTCTGGTCTAGGATTCCTTAAAGCCTGCGGATCGTCTACCGGAAACTCACCAAGGTGTAACTGTGGATGATCTGGATCCCAGCATTCGGGACACACCAACAGATCATAATTTTTACCCTTAATAATTTCCTTCTTTAAAGTTTTTAGAAGAAAACGCTGCCCACAGCGATCACATTCTGCAATTGCAATTTTGCCACTGGCAAAAGGACTACCCATTACATGCCCCCAATGAACTGCTGCCGGGGCACCAATCTTAAAGCTGCTCTCTCGCTGTCTTCACTTGCGGCCAATTGCCAAGCTTCATCGTACTGCGCTTTTAGCATAGGCATGCGCTCAAAACCCGACTGGATCTTGCCAGCGATGTAATAAGCTAAACCTGCCGCCATGCAGGGGATAAACCGGAATGGAACATCCATTACGTTAACACCCCCACCAGCGTCCTGTGTGCGGCGTAGACGCCAATAAATTAATTGGTAGGGCTGAGAGCCATCCGGTGTCGGCCAGACGGTTACAGCGGGCAGCTGCTGCCAGTAAACCGATGTTGCCGTCAAGTGTGTTGCAGCGGTCGTGTCTTGCTGACCCCGGAAGCAGTTATTAAGGGTATTCCCTGATATGTAGCCATAGTTGATGACTTCATTGTCAATCTTTATAAACCCAGCCGCAGGTAGGCCAAGGGTGGAGCTAAGCGTGATAGTGGTTGCGGTAGCGGTCAGTGCACCATTAAGAGTGATTACCGTTGGAGATGTTTGCCCATTGAAACGCTGTATCCAAATTTGAATTGGGCGGGCTTGTTGGATCTTGTTGGGAATCGTGGCATAGGTTGACACGCTGATCCGGGTGATTGACAAGTCTGCCTGTGTAGCCGCTGCGTTCCCGCCAGTGCGGATGACATGCTCCAACAAGTCAATGGTGTCTGTCGGTAGGGCGTATGTGTTCTGACCTTGCACCAAATTAATGGTGCCAGTATCGATAGTCCACATGTTAATGCCGCGATTAGCCCAGTCGGCAAACATGATGTTTAAGCTGCGTCGCGCGGTACGAAGGTCGTAACCTGTACGCAACTCTCCACCGGCGCGTTCAAACGCCTCTTCAACCAAATCAGTTAGGTCAAGGTTAAACGAGGAAGAGCCGGAAGTGTTTGCCATATTAAGTCATCTTTCCACGGGTTTTACCACGTTGAGCTATACCATCGGCACGGCTGGAAGCTGTAACTTTACCGCCTTTTGCTTTTTTTTCAACCATACCTTTAGGAAGCGGAGCCTCGTCTTGAACGGTGTAATCTCTTTCGCCCCTTTTAATAGCTTCGCGTTCAGCTGCGATAGATCGGCTGAGTCCCTTCCCTTTAGCTTCGTATTCTTTGGGCCCGGGGTATGAAATACCAGACTGATTTAGAAACGGAACTAAATTCATTGCACCTGTTGCATATGCCTTCAATTTTGTTGAAGTTTTGCCGTGTTCTTTTTCATCGTCCTCTAGCTTGCGCAAATCACTGATATCAGTTGCTTTACCCATTATCGAAACCCCGCTGTTTTTTTTGCAATCGTTTTGGGTTGAGCTACAAACTGTTTCCCGGCGGCTTTCCCGGCTCGCTTGGCTTTTGTCGTTGCAGCGTACTCCGAAGAGCTAAGAGATTGTATGGCTTTCTCAGGCAAGTACCGCTCCCCCGTCTTGGAAGACGGTTTACCAGACTTGGTGCGCCATTTTTGGTCGCCCCAGTCTTTAAGGGATTTTTGCGGTGCCTTCATATCAGTCTTTGTATCCGCCGCCAGCAGCCTTGTAGCGTTTAGCCATCAATTGACTTTTTCTGGCTGACCACTGACCTGCGCCTGTACCTTGAACTGCGGAAGCTTTAATGCTGTTGAAAATACGTTTACGGAGCTCAGGCTTTGTGTAGTTACCAGCTTCATTGACCTTGCCGCCTTCAGCCATT